CTTGCAGAAGAAATTGGCGAACTCCGCAAAGATCGCCAGCAGCACAGCCAAGGACTGGAGAAGTTAGAAAAGTTCGTGGTACAGGCACTGGCCGGTGAGATCATGGAATTCGCACAAGACCGTCGTGACGTGGTGGAAACCCGCGTGCGTCTGGTCGGTGAAGCCCGTGGCCAATTGGAAGCACTGAAATCACGTTTCGTGAAAGAAAGTGCAGCCAAGATGAGCCATTCTGTAGCCCGGCATCTACGGGCAGAACTCAGCCAATTGCAAGAAGACATCAAGATCGCTCGCGAGAACAATTTTGGTCGTCGCATATTCGAAGCATACGCTGCGGAATTTGGAGCCACACACCTGAACGAGAACGCAGCAGTACGCGAACTCAAAGGCATGGTAGCAGACAAAAACCGTCAGTTGGCCGAAGCCACCCAGACCCTCGAGAAAGCCCGAGTGCTCGTGGAGTCTAAAGAGCGTGAGATCCGCATGATCAAGGAATCCAATGTTCGCGAAAGCACCATGGAAGAATTGCTCGCACCTCTGAACGAGGAAAAGCGAGAAGTCATGAAGAATCTCTTGGAAAGCGTCCAGACCCAACGTCTGAAAGGTGCTTTCGAGAAATATCTACCAGCAGTGTTAGCCGAAGGTCGTTCCGCGAAAGCTCGTCAGGTAATCGCAGAGAACCACGTGGCAGTGACTGGTGATAAAAGTGTCAAGGTGATTGAAGAAGATCGTTCCAACGTTATCGATATCAAACGCCTGGCAGGACTGTAATAGCCAACAAAGGAGACTTAAATGTCACAAGAACTATTAGAAAACCGTTGGGACGAGACCAAAGAAGCCCTCATGGAAGGCCTCAAAGGCAGCCGTCGCAACACCATGGGTGTGATCCTCGAGAACACACGCAAGTACCTCAAAGAGAACGCCTCTTCGGGTTCTACTGTTTCCGGCAACATCGCCACGTTAAACCGTGTGATCCTGCCGGTGATCCGACGGGTCATGCCCACAGTGATCGCCAATGAGCTGGTTGGTGTACAGCCCATGACCGGTCCAGTTGGCCAGATCCATACCCTGCGTGTTCGTTACGCGAGCACCATGACAGACCAATCCGCTGCTGCTACCTCCGTAGTGGCTGGTGAAGAGGCCCTGTCACCGTTCAAGATCGCAACAGCATACTCTGCTGGTGCACGTGGCACAGACAACGCTGCCACCACACAGACAGCCGCACAAGGCTACGCTGGTGCACAAACAGCAGTGCTGGAGGGCAACGGTGGTCGTCAGATCTCTGTGCAGATCCTCAAGCAAGCAGTTGAAGCAAAAACACGCAAACTACAGGCACGCTGGACGTTTGAAGCTGCTCAAGACGCACAGGCCATGCATGGTATCGACGTAGAAGCCGAGATCATGGCTGCTCTTGCCCAAGAGATCACAGCTGAGATCGACCAAGAGATCCTGTTGAGCCTGCGTAGTCTGGCATCAACAGAGTTCACATACAACCAGGCCACAGTGTCAGGTACAGCCACATTCGTTGGTGACGAGCATGCCGCACTGGCAGTGCTTATCAACCGGGTGGCCAACCTGATCGCACAGCGTACACGTCGCGGTGCTGGTAACTGGGCAGTGGTTTCGCCTGCTTCGCTCACTGTGTTGCAAAGTGCAACAACGTCAGCGTTTGCTCGCACCACAGAAGGCACATTTGAAGCACCCACCAACACCAAGTTCGTTGGCACGCTCAACGGTGCCATGCGTGTGTTTGTTGACAGCTACGCATCAGACTCAACACCTGTGCTGGTTGGCTACAAAGGTTCGAGTGAGGCAGACGCCGCTGCGTTCTACTGCCCATACATTCCTTTGATGAGCTCTGGTGTTGTGCTGGATCCCACAACGTTCGAACCAGTAGTCAGCTTTATGACTCGTTATGGGTACATAGAGCTCACGAACACTGCATCTTCGTTCGGCAATGCCGGCGACTACGTGGGCGAAATTGCCGTGAGCAATTTGTCGTTCTCGTAATCCAGTCTTACAACTACCTAGGGATGGGAAGTTCAGAAAAGGGCCGCAAGGCCCTTTTTTTGTTGACTATTTTTCCTAGAAATGTTATGTTAAATAGGTGAAATTGCACTCTCAAACTAAATATTGACATGAAACCATATACCTATCTAATCCGACATCGTCCAACTAACCGTGTCTACTATGGCATGCGTGCCGCAAACAAAGTAAACCCAGAACAAGATCTCTGGCAGTATTACTTCACTAGCAGTCCAAAAGTACAACAACTTATCGAAGAGACTGGCCAGGACAGTTTCGATATAGAGATCCGTCGGGTGTTTGAAACCAAAGAGCAAGCAGTGGCTTGGGAGACACGGGTGCTACGTCGGTGCCGTGTGTTAGAAGATGATCGTTGGATCAACCAGAATGTGGCAGGATACATCGTGCCCACAGAAGAAAGCCGCAAGAAGATCAGCGAATTTCATAAAGGCAAGGCTAAGAGCGAAGAACATAAAGAAAAGATCCGGCAAGGAAATATAGGAAAGAAGAAACCACCAAGAACAGACGAGTATAGAGCATTGATGTCTCAACGTAAATCTGGAAAAAATAATCCGCGATATGGTGCGAATGTGTCTGAAGAAACTCGACGTAAGATAAGCGAGGCCAAAAAAGGAAAACAAGTGGCACACAACAAAGGAAAACCAATGAGTGAAGAACAAAAACAAAAACTCAGAGAGGCCATGTTAGGTCGCAAGGTAGATCCAGAAGTATTAGCTCGAAGGGTCAAATCACAAACTGGTAAGAAACGCACACCAGAACAACGGGCAAAGATCGCTGCTGCCCTCAAGGCATATCATGCCAATAAGTAATTCTAACCCCGTCTCTCACGGTCTCAACTGCCACCAAAGACCCCACTAAATAATCGCATGGCCAATCCACCCCCTCCTTATGCAGACATCACTGGCATCAGCCGTGCTGTGATGAAAGATTCCGCACAGGTCGATGTGGCAGAATACGATGGTGTGGCCAGACCTGGTGAGATAGTGATCAGCCAGGCCGATTCTGTGATGTACATAGGCAATGTGGCAGGTGCATTAAATCCCGCACCCATCCTGGCCCTGGACACTGGAACACCCCCCACAGCTCTCTTGGGTGGATTCTATTTCAATGGGGATGCCGGTGAACTCGCCGGAGCGGGCCTGTACTTCTGTGCCAACGTGACACTGGGCTGGCAGCAGGTCACGCTCACATAATCTCTCATGCCCACATTCATCACTCCTTTTTCCGGCACAGCAGAACTCACTGCCTCCACGGGGCTCTCAATCATAGATCAGGCCCAGTACACTTTCAGTCTGTATCAATACAATGATTCGGCCACGTTTGGGCTCAGCCTGGGAGGTCCACATCGTGCCGGACAGGGTGTGGAACCCCTGCCCACCCAGCCCATCACCGGTGGAGAACTGCATCTGCGTGGTGTGAACTGGACCATAGCCGGCGTGGGCAACACGCTCACTGCCTACACTGATCCCGACACAGGCCAGACCTATTCAGCAGCCCAGTGCCGCATATCTGTCACGGGACAATGGCAGGTCATCAGGCAGCCCAACTCCAATTCATTCAACGGTGTGGGCATCATCTACGGCGGTGAGACAGAGACCAATCTTGGCACCAGAGCCATGGGTCCGGTGTTCCTGCTGAGTTATACGTCACCGCCGGCCACATATGTGATCCAAGGTTCGGCAGTGGAAGGCGGTGCCCAGGACACGTTCAGCACACAGGTGTTTGAATGCCGTTGCACCGAAACAGTGAGCACGGAAAACTCAAACAGAGAGTTCCAATCAAACACCATCACCAGACCGGTGTGGGTGTACAGCTACGTCAAACAGTGGCAAACGTCTTAGACCGTGAATGTGGGCAGGAAACGCTGGATGCGATCCAGCACCGATCGCCAGTCGCCCTGGCCAGGTTGGCGGAACAGTTTCACCGTGGGATACCACGGTGAATCACCGCGATCTCGCAGCCAACGCCAGTCCACGGCATAATCGTTCAGCATGATCCAAGTGGGCCGCCCCATGGCCGCTGACAGATGGCTCACGGCAGAATCCACGGAGATCACCACGTCCAGGCCGGCGATCAAGGCCGCTGTGTCCGCCATGTCTCTTATGGTTCCTGGATACACTGACACTCCTGACTCCACCAAGATCTGGGATTGTTCTTCATCCGCGTCCACCTGTAGATTCACCCATTGATATTCGGGATTCCGTTGGATCATCTCTGCTATGTCGTTAAAAGGCACTGATTTGTGCTGGTTGATCCAGGAGTCTCTGCGACCCGACCATGACACTCCCACCCTGAGCCGTGTGCGTGGTCCCAGGCGACGATTCCACTCAGCCACACCAGCGGCATTGGCAGAGATATAACTCAGTGCCCTGGGTATGGTGGCCACCGTGGTCATCATCACAGCAGGCAGGCTCATCATGGGACACCACACATCAAAGTCGGGCACAGGGGTACCAAATCCAATGGTTTTTCCACCGTCGATCTGCATCAAGGAGATCAAAGCATCAGGTACCTGCAGTATGATGCGAGCACCTCGGGCCTGCAAGGGTTGCATGTAGCGAACAAACTGTATGCAGTCGCCCAGGCCTTGTTCACCCATGATCAAGAGGGTGCGGCCTTGGAGATCCTCACCCTGCCATCGAGGTTGTGGGTAGGCAGGCAGGGTGCCGGCTAGATGCTCAAAGTTCCAGCGGCTTTCATAGGCCGGCCAGCCCTGTTCGTAGTCGCCTGCAAGCAACAGAGCCA